TACCGGACGTTCTGCTGTTCCATCTGCTGCTGAAGCAGTTGGGCGTTCCGTACAGAGGCTGCCGTATACCGTGCCGGCATCTGACCGCTATACAGGGAATTTTTATTGGGTGCGATGGTAAAGCAGAACCCAATGCCGTTCTCTTCGCAGTATTCCTGCATCAGACCCAGTACATGAGCGGCCGCATAACTCTGCCGGGCTGTAAAGGGTTCTGCGCCGGTATAGTCCGCAAGGGTGCTTTTATAGAACAGCCAATCGTCTTTTCCCAACAGCACACTGCTGCTGTCCAGCGTTTTGAGCACGGTTCCGGTAAGCTGATCGTTCAAGGTAATCATCTCATGACGGAGCCCGAAATGATCCGCAAAATAATCCGAAAACTCATTCAGGATACCGGTATTGAAGCTGCCATCCTCTTTCCGTAATTCAGGAAAGGATGCAAGCTGCTCATTGCCCACCGCTTTTTCCGTCTGCCAAGGCATCACAGCCACAGGCAAAATGCAAATTGTGGCAATGACCCCCACAAACAGGATATATCCTAATTTTTTCACTTGCATTTTTCCACCTCAGAACTGGAAATAGATAAAAGGCACATAGGATGCAGCCGACAGATGCAGGATATCCACCAGCAAAAGCGCCAGCGCCCCTGCATAACTCAGTGCCTGAAGGCATGCATACACGCTTCCGGTCTGCTGCTCTGCTTTACGGCAGACCAGCGGCAAAACCGGCGTACTGCCCACAAGGCCAACCGCCAGTGCAAACAGGGTCAGCGGGGTCAGACACTGCGCCAGCAGCAGCCCTGTCTGCGCAGAGGCAGAGCCCCCGGAAAACATGGCTCCTATCATTGAGAAGGCCTGCCCCATGTTGTCTGCACGGAAGATCACAAAGCCAACCAGCACCACAAGCAGGGTGTACAAATGTTTCAGCACCGCACACGCAGGGTTCCGCCCGCCTTTGCCATGTTTTTCCAGTCCGAACAGCTTTTTAACGGCGTCCTCTGCCACGATAAAGAAGCCATGCCATAGGCCCCAGACGATAAAGGTCCAGTTTGCACCATGCCACAGCCCCGTGCAGAAAAACACGATCAGCTTGTTCCAGTAAGTCTTTGCCTTGCCCTTCCGGTTGCCGCCCAATGGGATATACAGGTATTCCCGGAACCAGGTGGAAAGGGAGATATGCCATCTGCGCCAGAATTCCTGAATACTGGCCGAGATGTACGGATAGTTAAAGTTTTCCTTGAAGTGGAACCCAAAGCACAAGCCCAGGCCGATGGCCATATCGCTGTATCCGCTGAAGTCGAAATAGATCTGCATCAGATAGCACACCGCGGCCAGCCAAGCCGTCCGGCTGTCCAGCACAGAGCGGTCGGCGTTGTAGATCAGTGCTACAACATTGCCGCAGATATCGGCGATCAGCAGCTTCTTGCTCAGGCCCACAATAAACCGGCGCAGGCCTTTTGCCAGCTGCTCCAGCGTATTTCGGCGGCTATGTATCTCATCTGCCACGTCCTCATAGCGGATGATCGGTCCTGCCACCAACTGTGGAAACAGAGCAATGTACAGCAGTACATCCCGGAAATGAGTGCTCTTCAGGCGTTCATTCCGGTATACATCGATCACATAACTCAGCCCTTGAAAGGTGAAGAACAAGATACCCACCGGCAGAACGATGGAAGGCACCGGGATCGTCACGCCCGGCAGCCGGTCTACTGTCTGTACCAGAAAAGTCAGATACTTGAAAATACCCAAGATTCCCAGATTAACGGCCACAGCGGCATAGAGCACGCTCTTTCGCCCGGAGACGAACAGACCGGCCAGATAATTGCAGAACACAGAGAACAACAGCAGCAGAACATACCACAGCCCGCTGAAGGCATAGAACAGCAGACTGGCTGCGACGAGCCAGAGATTTTTTGCTTCCCGCCCGGGCAAAAGATAATAGCATCCCAGCACGATGGGCAAAAACAGAAACAAGAAAATTACGGAACTAAAAACCATTTTTCGGCTACCTCAGCAATCACGGAAACTGGTAGCTGAACACCGTTTTATTCAGCGGCATTTTATACATATTATATTCTGCATGGCCGTATCTGCCGGCACGATAGCCCCACTCCAGTTCCACATCATAGATATAGGGAACTCCGTTCTCGCAGATCATGACCCATGCATGGTCCGAGTCCTTGCGGCCCACACCGCCAGACACTACATAGGCATTGTAGCCCAGCCGCCGGGCCATATAAAGGAACTGGCCTGCAAAGCAGTAGCAGTTGCCCTTTTTGTGTTCAAACATGAACAAAGCGCTCTCTTCTGCCCAAGCCGTTGTGCCTCTTGCCTGATGCGGACGGGCAAGGTATGCGCCGTGATCCCGGACATACAAATAGGCGGCGCGCAGCTTTTGCGCCTTCGTCATGCCAGAGTTTGTGCACGCAGCCAGTGCCTGATCCACATAGCTGTCCAGCGTTGCATTGCCAGAGGTATAGCGGCCATTCGCATCAAAAGTAAGGTATTCTACCGCGCTGTTCGTCAGGAACGAGCCATCCTCTTTGACATAGTACATTCCTCCGTCGATCTCGTGCAAACCCTTGGCGTACCGATCGATGGCATAGCCATTCTTCGAAACATGATACAGCTTGCCGTCAATCGTCACAAAGCCACCTGTGCCGGTGCGTCTACTGACTGCACCGCGTATGCAGTCGGCACCAGAAGCATGGCCGACATTGCAAGAATAACAGCCGTTACACTAAGTTTTTTCAGCATTTTTTCATACCCCTTAATCGATTGATTTTTATTGATACTCGTTCCAGATCTGTTCCTTCAGCTTTTTTTCCTGCTGCGCAGGATCCATGCTGAAACGACTGCCGCAACAGCCGAAACGATCATGCCAACGATTCCAACCACAAAAAAGATCTGTCCGGTAGACGCAGGTATTCCCTCCTTATTTGAGCCATCCGCTGGTGCGGAGCTGGTCGATCAGAAGATAGGCCATCTGCATATCAAAACGATAATCCGATGGATACTGCTCCTGCAGATCTTTCAAAACCTTTTCAGCTTCACTGTACTGATCCAATGCCTGCAGTACAGTTGCCAGATTCAACCGGGTGGCAATAGTATCGTAGCCGCTGTCCACCAGTTCCTCCAGCAGTTGCTGCGCTTCAGCATAGTATTCTTCTGCATTTTCTTTGTCAGATGCTGCCTGCTGCATCATAAGATCCGCAAGCATCTCCTTTTGAAGCACAGCCTGACCTTCCGGAAGGTTCTGGCATCCCTGTTTCAGAATGCGCACAGCCTTTTCCATATCGTCCTGATTCAGCGCTGCATTTGCGGCTGACAGGTAAGCATGGCTCAGGAGCTGCGGGTCCTCCACCTCATTGAACACTTTTATGTAAAGCGCAAGCGCCTGATCATAGTTCTTTTGCAAGGACAGAATCTCTGCCGCAACCAGATCACAGTCACCGAAGGAAGCGCCTTTTTTCTGCAATGTATCCAGCTCCTGCTGTGCCTCTTCCAGCTTTCCATCATTGGCAAGTGCAATAGCAAGACCCCCGATAGCTTTCAGTACCTGCTCCCTGTAACCGGACGGCCGCCTGCAGTTCCAGCACCGCATTGGCGTAATCCTTATCATAATACTTAAAGATCGAGCAGATCGTAGAGTACCCCACTCTACAGCCACTATTCTTTTTTAGATTTTACAGCTAATTCCGCAATCGGTCAATGAAAAACACTCCAAAATCCAATTTTTTTGGGGGGAAAAATTGTTTGACGCAATCGACAGTATTGCCCAAAACCCGACAATTTGATTGTATGCTCCGTCAAACAGGCCCATTAAACAAAAGGAATTGTATCGCCGATGCAGGCGTTGGGCGTGGATATCCAGACCATCCAGAGCATCGTAGGCCATGCCGATACCGAGATGACTGAGCATGATCTCCATGTTCAGGAATCCATTCGGCAGAGTGCGGTCCAGTTGTTCAGCGAGGCGTTTTCGGCCTGAAAATTGGACGGAACGGCACGAATTATCGCGAGCCAGCTTTTCAAATCGTTGGCATCAACGCTGGCTCGCATATCGCAGCAGATGATGTTGCGTCAAAAAAGCCCACTTGCCCCTGCGATTGACCAGATAAAATCTTTGGCATTGTGGTCAAAATTGTGGTCAAAGCCAAATGAGGCCAGCCTATAAACAAAAAAGTCCAACGATTTCTAACGTGAAATCGTTGGACTTATGGTCCACCTTGCACATCAACAAGCGAACTATTCCCTTTATGCGGCTTCCGGCTACTTTTCACTGGTTGAACACCAATTTTCGGCCCGTTTGTGGCGCACCGCATAATCTGTAATTATTTTGTAATCTTTGCGCAAACAAAAAATGCCCCGCCAGCAATCCGTCAGGATGCCAGCGGGGCATTGCTTTACTTAGTGGAGATACCTTGCCAATTCAGATGCAACAAAGCCTGCGATCACTGCCGCAATGACTGCCCACCAGAGTTTGTTTCCAAATACTCCGGGGGCTTTTTCCAGCGCGGTCAAGCGGTCGTCCTGCTTCTTGTTCTGTGCCGTCACAACTTCAAGGCTCCGGTTTGTGGTTTCGAGTTGCTGGATGGTCAACTTGATATTGGTGTTCATGCCGTTTACTGCATCGGTCAGCTTCCCCAGCTCGTCCAGCCGGTGGGTGTTGCTCTGTGCACGGTTTTCGACCGCTGTCAGGCGATGTTCCAGTTCCTCGTCAGTCATTACGCTTGTTCTCCCCCACGTTACCGAAATGGGCCACAGTAGTGGTTTCTGCAGATTTCTTTGCCATGTAATCTTCGAGCTTCTTCTTGGTAAAGTCGAACACAAGTTGCACGATCCAATCCAGCGTCCGCTCATTGATTGCCCAGTCCAGCCAGTCCGGGGTGTACCCACGCAGTACGGCAATGACATGGGCTTTCTTTTCTGCACCCGCGCCACTGCCGAACTTTTCCTCTGCGTTGACGATCCACTTGTACACAGTCTTTGCGACCACAAGGCCGTAGCCCAGACGTACCGCCGCCAGCGCCGTGACCACAAGGCCGACCATCATGAAGATACAGGCCAGCCATTCAGGGAATGCCATCAGAAAAACTTTCAGAATGTTCTCCATTTTGTTTTCCTCCTACTCTTAACCCACCCAACGGCTCTTTACCGCACGGGTGTCGATGTGTACCCAGCCAGCAGGACGACCAGTTTTTACCGGGTAACGTCCGATGCCGCCGGTGTTTTTCAGCAGCGTTTCGGCGTAGGTCGCGAGCGTTTCCACGTCCACGCCCTGAATCCGAATATCTGCCGCCATACCGTAGCAATGCTGACTGTACGTTGCGCCCTTGACCGCCTTGTTATGGGCGGCAGTGCGATATGCGCTGGTGATCGTAACAGCCTTTCCAAAGTGATTCCGGATGTTCTGCAACAGTTTCACCAACACATCATCAATAAAGATGGGGTCAGTCCCATCCTTGCAGCGAAACTCTTTCACGGCAAAATTTGCGGACAGTTTCTTGTTACCATCCTTTGCCAGTGAATAGGCTTTAATCGCCATTGTCGTTTTCTCCTTTCTGGCTCAATGCCATTTTGCAGCCGCTCGACCCGCACTCAGCCACCAGCACGGCAAATTCGCCGCGCTCTGCGGTCGTGTCCGCACCACTGGTTTCCAGCCGGGTCAGCAGGCTTTCGCACAGATCGGGCCAGCTTTTATGCTGCATAGTCTTCGCCCGTGATGTTCTTGTAATCATCGGCGGTGATCTCGCCCTTGTTTACGCGCTCGGCCAGAACTTTCTTCACGCCAACGCGGCGGGATGCGGGCATCTCTGCCCAAGTCTTAGTGCCTGCAATCAGGCGGTTTGCCCAGATAATGTTCATGGTGATACCTCCTTATTCCTTGTTCAGCGCTGCGTCCAGCTCACACAGCGCGGTTTCGATGTCGGTCAAGCGCTTCTCGTTGGCCGCGTCCTGTTCGCACAGGGCATCTTCCATTTCAGCCACACGGTCGGGCAACTGTTCGTGCTCCTGCTGCTTCTTGGCTGCGGCTTCCTTCTCCTGCCGGGTGGGCAGATTGTCCTTTTTCCACTGAATCATGGTGACTGTCCTCCTTACTGGAATGCGCCGGAGACGGCTTCGATGTAGCCGCCCTCGCCGGATTCGCCGCGCTCCACGCTGACGCGGAAGTTAAACGCCGCGCCGTTGGTGGCGGTCTTA